TTTTTTTTTTTAATGATACGGCGACCACCGAGATCTACACTCTTTCCCTACACGACGCTCTTCCGATCTATGATTGATCCAAAAGAATTAGTAAGAAGATATTCTAAACTGAAATCCAATCGTGGTACTTGGGAATCGCATTGGCAAGAAATTGCTGACTACGTATTACCAAGAAGAGCTGACATTGTAACTCAATATAGTAAAGGTGAGAAAAGAACCGAAAAAGTTTTCGACAGTTCTGCTATTAATGCTGCGGAACTCTTAGCATCATCCTTACATGGAATGCTAACAAACGCAGCTTCACCTTGGTTTATGATGAATTACAAAGAACCAAGTCTTAATGGTGATGATAAGGCAATGGAATGGTTAGAAGAATGCACAAACCAAATGTATGTTGTGCTAAATCGTTCTAACTTCCAACAAGAAATTCACGAACTCTACCAAGACTTAATTACATTTGGTACTGCTGGAATGATGATTGAACAAGATGAAGAAAAAGTTCTTCGTTTTTCAACCAGGCATATATCAGAAATCTTTATACAAGAAAATGAATTTGGTCGTGTCGATACACTTTATAGAAAATTTAAAATGTCAGCACAAGGTGCTGTCAATATGTTTGGAAATGTATCACAAAAAATTACTAAATTAAGTGAAACAGAACCTTATGAAGATATAGAATTACTTCATGTAGTTTTACCAAGAGAAGAATTTAACCCTAATAAAATTGATGCAAAAAATAAACCTTTTGCTTCGATTTATTGTGATCCAGAAGATGGAGTTTTATTAGGTGAAGGTGGTTATGATGAATTTCCTTATGTGGTTCCAAGATTTGTAAAGTCATCAATCGAAACTTATGGTCGTTCACCAGCTATGACAGCTCTACCAGATATTAAAATGATAAATAAGATGTCTGAAACTTTAATTAAGGCTGCACAAAAAGTGATTGATCCACCCCTACTCGTACCTGACGATGGCTTTATGTTGCCAATCAGAACTGTACCTGGAGGATTAAATTTTTATAGATCTGGTTCAAGAGATAGAATTGAACCTTTAAGCACAAATGCCAACATTGGTATTGGTGTGCAATATGAAGAGCAACGCAGAGATGCTATTAGAAAAGCATTTTATGTTGATCAGCTGTTATTAGCTCAACGAGTAAATATGACAGCAACAGAAGTTTTACAAAGAAACGAGGAGAAGATGCGAATGTTAGCTCCTGTTCTTGGTAGATTGCAAGGTGAGATGTTACAACCATTAATCACACGATGTTTTAACATCATGTTAAAGATGAACCTTTTTCCTATTCCTCCTGAATCATTACAAGGTCAAACGATTGATATTGAATACACCTCACCACTTGCAAGATCACAAAGAACTGGCGATATAACAGCAGCATCAAGAATGCTAGAAATGTTAGCACCATTACAACAAATGGCTCCAGTCTTTGACTTCTTAGATGTTGATAAATTTGTTAAGCACACACAAGAAGTATTAGGAGTTCCAGCTAAGATTATGAAATCTGAAGCGGAGGTTGCACAAATACGAGAAGAACGAGCTGCACAACAACAAGCCATGATGGAGCAGCAACAGCAACTTGAACAAGCAAAAGCAGCTGGTCAAGCGGCACCTATGGTTGAAGCACTCAAACCATAAAACCTTGTCAAGTTTTTTTTTTAAAAAAAATTAAGCATTGATAAGTAATAATAATATTTTTAAAAAATACTAAAAACAGTCAAAATTAAAAAATCAAAATTTCCAAAATGATATAATGGTGTCAGAAAGGAAATAATGATGGCTATTATAGAAAAATTACTTGGAACAAATGTAATTGAACAAAAGAAATTTACGATTGAAATAATCGAATGTGGAGCTTTTGTTGAATATGCAGTTGTAGACCAAGATAAAAAAAGAGACTTAGATTTTGAAAAAACTATCTGGTTGCATCTGAAAGAACTCTTAGGAAAAAGATATGGAATCTCAGAGTTTGAATTACCAGAAGATTACAAATAATAAGTAAACATTAAGCAGTCTGTTTATTGGCAGACTGCTATAGCAAAGAATAAATATGATTGAAATAGAAGATATAAAAAAATTACGAGAAACATATCAAAGAGTTTTTACACAAGGAGATGGTGTGAAAGTATTAGAGGATTTAGAACTTAGGTTTCATATCCATAATACAACAATGGATAATGACATAAACAATTTGGCTTACTTAGAAGGTCAAAGAACTGTCATTCTCTTTTTAAAAAACATGATCAAAGGAGAAGTTAATAATGGTAGAAGAAAACCAGGTAGCGGAACAACAACCAATAAATCCGTCTGAGCCTACTGAAATAAACTGGAGAGATCAACTTCCAGAAGATTTAAAAAATGATCCATCTATGAAATCAATTATAGATATACCAGGTCTAGCAAAGTCTTATGTCAATGCTCAAAAATTTATTGGAGCTGATAAGATTGCTGTACCTACAGAACACGCAACACCAGAAGATATTCAACAGTTTCAAGAGCAAGTGTACTCAAAGATGGGTAGACCAGCAACAGCTGATGAATATACTATTGAAGGTGAAGCATCAGATATGATTACAAACTTTAAACCTTTAGCACATGAACTTGGTTTAAATAATAATCAAGTCTCTAAGCTCGTAAGTTTTTATAATGAAGCACAAGAACAAGCATCAACAAATGCTAGTGTTGATATAGAAACACAACGATCAGAGACAGAAACTTTACTAAGAAAAGAATATGGTAAGGCTTATGATCAAAAATTAAGTTCTGCCATGCGATTAGCACAAAATGTTTTTAGCAAAGAACAATTAGATAGTATTGTTTTAGCTGACGGATCATCTCTTGGTAATAACCCAGATTTAATAAAAGGATTTGTTAAACTTGCTGGAATGGTTGGTGAAGATGCACCTATCAATACTCCGCAAGATAATGTCTTTACTCCAGACGAAGCACAAAGAAAAATTGATGCTTATATGGTGCCTGGTTCCCCCTACTGGGATAAGAACCATCCAAACCATGACAGAGCTGTGCAAGATGTCTATGAGTTAAGACAAATGATTTATCCAGACGAAGAATAAATTCCTAGGCAGATATTGCCTGGATTATGAAGGTAGCCACAATGTGGTCTTTAAAGACAGCTTGAAAGTAAGCAAACCAAAAGTTTTAAAATCCAAGACAAGTCGATTTATCGGTAGCTAGTCTGATCTTTCAATCAACACAAACACAAAGGAGAAAGACTTATGTCAAGTCAAATAACAACTTCTTTTGTCGAGCAGTATAAGAACAATGTTCAGTTACTGTCTCAGTCAATGGGAAGTAAACTCAGAGGTGCTGTTGATGTGGAAACAATCCAAGCTAATAATGCTTTTTTTGAACAAATTGGAGCAACTGCTGCAATCAAAAGAACATCAAGACATGGAGATACACCACAGATCGACACCCCTCACGCAAGAAGAAGAGTNNAGCCTTGAAGATTACGAATGGGCGGACTTAATCGATACTACTGATAAAGTAAGAATGCTAATTGATCCAACATCCTCTTATGCAAAAGCTGCTGCTGCTGCAATGGGAAGATCTATGGATGATGTTATCATTTCAGCTTTAGGCGGAACAGCAAGTACTGGTGTTTCTGGCGGTACTTCTACTGCATTACCATCAGCACAAAAACCATTTAGTTCATCTCAATCAGATGGAATGACAGTTGCAAAACTATTAGAAGCTAAAAAACTAATGGATGCAGCAGATGTCGATCCTTCTATTAGAAGATATGTGGTTTGTTCACCAACTCAAATTCAAGATTTATTGAATACAACTGAGGTAAAAAGTTCTGACTTTAATACAGTTAAGGCTTTAGCACAGGGATCAATCAATTCATTCTTAGGATTTGATTTTATTATGTCTAACAGATTATCTTTAGACGCTACTAACACAGACGACAGACTTTGTTATGCTTTCACACAAGATGCAATTAAACTTGCTATTGGTAAAGATGTGATGGCAAAGATTTCTGAAAGAGCTGACAAGAGTTATAGTACACAAGTTTACTATTGCATGAGCATCGGAGCGGTGCGTATGGAAGAAGTTAAAGTTGTCGAAATAGCTTGTGATGAATAGGAGTAAAAAATGGCTAGTGTAAAAGGAACAGAACTAACTAACATTGATGCAACTCCTACAGTTAAAATATCTAGTGAAGTCGCTGGAGGAAAGCTACGAGTATTTCATGGTACTTACGAAGCAGCTTCTCTTGCAAGTGGCTCAGACATCTCTATTGCTAGAATACCAACCAATGCGACTATCCACGATGTCATCCTTAAATGTGATGCACTTGGTGGATCGTCAACATTAAAAGTTGGTACAGCTGATGACGATGATTTATTCATTGCCGCAACTGGCACATGGAATGTCGCTGGACAAACTCAGTCTATTTTAGCTGGATCATCAACAGGTGCGCCTATAGCAACTATTACTGGTGTAGGACACAGAACAACAGCTGTCACAGATGTGATTATTACAACTGGTGGTGCAACCATTAGTGGTTCTATCAAATGTCTTGTGATTTATAGCGTAGAATAAAATAGGAGAAGAGATGGCATCTACAGTAGATATATGTAATTCAGCTTTAAATATGTTAGGCGGAGCTACGATTATCTCCCTTACTGAAAACTCAAAGAATGGTCGCTTATGCAACCAAAGATACGAGCCAGTAAGGGATGCCATCTTTCGTTCACATCCCTGGAACTGTTTAATTAAAAGAACTGATTTAGCAGCTAATACTGAAACACCTAACTTTCAATGGAAGTTTCAATATACATTACCAGCGGATTGTATAAGAGTTTTAAGAACTGAAAATTCTAATTTATCGAATGAAGAGCAATATAGAATAGAAGGTAGAAATTTACTAACAGATCAAAGCACCATAAAAATTCAATATGTCGCTAAGATTACAGACACAACAAAATACGACACACTACTTATAGAAACAATAAGTGCCAGACTTGCAGCAGAACTTTGTTATCCTATTACTCAATCATCAACACTTATGGATCGTATGTTTGCTCTCTATGATGCAAAACTAAAAGAAGCCAGATTTGCTGATGCTACAGAAGGATCATCAGATGATGATAACAGATTACAAGCTGGTGACTTTATTAATGCGAGGTTATAGTGCCTAGATCAACATTTGCTTTTTCTAATTTTACTGGTGGTGAACTATCACCAAGGTTAGATGGAAGAACAGATTTACAAAAGTATTATCAAGGTTGTAAGACTTTAGAAAACATGGTGGTACATCCTCATGGTGGTGCTACTCGTAGACCAGGTACACAATTTATTAGTGAAGTAAAAACTTCTGCTAATACGACTAGACTTATACCTTTTGAATTTTCTACTACACAAACTTATGTTTTAGAGTTTGGAAACTTGTATATGCGAGTTCATAAAGATGGCGGTCAAGTATTAGAGGGTAATAAAACTATATCTGCTATAACAAAAGCTAATCCAGCAGTCGTGACTGCAAACAGTCATGGATATAGTAATGGTGATACAGTTATTATTACAAGTGTTGCTGGTATGACAGAAGTGAATGGCAAAACTTTTTTAGTAGCTGATAAAACAACCAATACTTTTGAATTACAAAATGTTGATGGTACTGATATCAACTCTTCTAATTTTACAACTTATACTTCTGGTGGAGTAGTGAATAAAGTTTTTGAACTCACGACACCTTATACTTCTTCACAAGTATTTGATCTTAAATTTGCTCAATCAGCTGATGTCATGTTTATGTGTCATCCGTTGCACGAAGCATCAAAGTTATCAAGAACTGGACATA